CCTCGCGGGTTCCGGCAGCGCCGGCACCGCCCCGGCCTATGGGCCGCTGCTGCGCGCCTGCGGCCTGGCCGAGACGGTGTCGGCCGGCGTGAAGGTCGATTACACGCCAGTTCACAGCGGCTTCGAAAGCGTTTCGATCTACTACAATCACGAGGGCACACGGCACATCGCGGCCGGCGTGCGCGGCTCGGCGAAGTTCCGCTTCACCAAGCGCAAGACGCCCGAGATCGAGCTGACCCTGATCGGCTTGTGGAAATCCGACTCCTCCGTCGCGCTTCCGGCGCTCACCACGACGGCCTGGAAGGACCCGCTGCCGTCGACCCCGGCGAACACGGCCGCCTTCACCATCGACGCCCAGGCGGTGCAGGGCAGCAGCTTCGAACTCGATCTCGGTATGGAGTGCGCCTATCGCGACCTGCTGAACAGCGAAGAGATCATCGTGCGCGATCGCAAGCCAAAGCTCACGGCGCTGATCGAGGAGCTGCCGTTCGCGACCAAGAACTTCTTCGGCATGGTCGGCGGTGCGCCGGTTCCCATCGTCTACACGCACGGAGTCGGCGCCGGGAAGATCGTCGACATCAACGTGCCGCTTGCCCAGCTGCAGCCGATCGCGCGGCAGGAAGAAGACACGGTGTCGATGCTCAACATCCCGGCGGATGTGACGCTCGGCTCCCCCGAACTCACCCTTTCCATCAAGTAGCCCGAGAGGACAACAGCCCGTGTTCGACTTCCAGACAGACTTTCGCTTCACCCGACAGGTCGAAGCGCTCGTGCCGACGCTCGACGGCCAGCAGAAGAAGACCTTCACCGGCATTTTCCGCCTGGTGCCGAAGGCGGAGATGCTGAAGGCATTCGAGGCCGTGAGCGAGGATCACGATACGGTGCTCATGCGCCTCGCCTTCATCGGCTGGAAGGATGACCTGACGCAGAACGGCCGGCCGTGGCCCTACAGCGAGGCGGCACGCGACGAGCTGCTGTCGGTGAACTTCATCCGCGCCGCGATCGCGATGGCCTACTGGCGCGCGGTGAACGGCGTCGCCGAAGAGCCGGGCATCATCGAAAAAAACTGAGAGCGGCGGCGCGCCACTGGTTCGACTGGAAGCCGGGCGCGTCGCGACAGGCCAGCGCGGAAGACAAGGCGGCGATCGCCGACGAGCTCACGGCGCTGGGTGTCAACCCTGTGGAGACGATGGCGGGATGGACCGGCGCAGCATCTGCACCCGATACAGTCGACGAGCGGCTTCCGCTGCCCGCCGAGCTGGAGCCGGTCGTGCGCGCCTTCCTGATCGGCGCCACGCAATGGCGCTGGCTCGGCACGGGCTGGAATGCGATCCCGCTGGGCTTCGACTATGCCGGCCTGCGCGCGGGCATCGCCATGGCCCGGTTCCGTCTCACCAGCGACCAGTTCGACGGCCTGCAAATCATGGAAGCCGAAGCGCTGAAGCTTCTGGCGCGGTGAGCTGATGGCCGCGCCGCTGAAGATCTCGTCGAAGCTCACGCTCGACACGTCGGATTTCCGGAAGGGCGCCGTCGAGGTCGACCAGCTGGGCGACCAGATGGTGCAGAAGGAGCGCCGCCGGAACTCGCAGTACGACGAGGCCTATGCCGCACGCGTGCGGGCGAAGACCTCGGCCGAGACGCAGGGCGCCGCCGTAGACCAGGCGGCGTCGGAGCGCGCAGCCGCCCGGCTCGCGGCCCAGGAAGCGCGTGAGCAGGCCGCGCTTCAGCGCAGGGCCGATCGTGAAGCCGCAGCGACGGCGCGATCGGCAAAGCAGGCGGCCGAGCAGGAAGCCCGTGACCAGGCCGCGGCGAAGAAGAAGGAGGAGCGTGATCAGGCCGCCGCGACGAAGGCGGCCGAGCGTGCTGCCAAGCAGGCGGCCGATGCCCAGCGCGCGGCGCAGCAGTCTGTGGAGAAGGAGAACCGCGCCAGCGCCAATCGCGCCGGCCAGCTGCAATTCCAGCTGAACGACATCTTCACCAGCCTCGGCAGCGGCCAGAGCCCGTTGACCGTCGCGATCCAGCAGGGACCGCAGATCACGCAGCTGTTCGGCGGCCTCGCCAACACGATCGCCGCCATCCCGCGCGGCTTCCTGATTGCCGGCGCGGCCGCCGCTGGGTTCTTCGCCCTGTTCGGACCGGGAATGGCGGCCGCCGCTGCCAGCGCGGAGCGGCAGCGCCAGTTCAACATCGAGCTTCAGGCGACCGGCAACATCGCGTCGGTGACGGCCGAGCGTCTCGACGCCCTGGTGAAGTTGGAGGCCCGGCGTGCCGGCGGCGATCGCGCCGAGACGCGTTCCGCTCTCAGCACGTTCATTTCCAACCCGAACCTCGACAGCGAGCAGGATCTGTCTCGCGCGCTCGGCCTCGCGCGGGATCTCGCGCGCGTGCAGGGCCAGGACCTGCCGGCCGCCGCGACGGACTTCAATCGCTCCCTGGACGGCACCGCCGCCGGCGCGCGTCGTCTCGACCAGGTCTACAACGTCCTCACCGCCTCGGAACTCGAGCAGATCCGCGTGCTCGAAGAGCAGGGCAAGAAGCGTGAGGCGGCGAACATCCTGCTCGAAGCGACGGAACGTCGTTTCAAGGGCCTGAACGAACAGGGCATCTCCGAGACCACCAAGACGCTAAAGGAGCTGACCAACTCCTGGAACGCGTTCTATGACGCCGTTGCCAAGTCGCCGATCACGCAGGGCCTGATGTGGACCGGCACGCAGGTGCTGAAGGGCGCCGCGATGCAGTTCGGCGGCCCGCCGCCGCTGCCGGGTCAGTCGACTTCGCCGAATGGCAATAACGGGCTGACGCAGAAGGACGTCGACGACGCCCGTGCAACGCTGGCCGCCGAGCAGCAGAAGCTCAGGGATCTCCAGTCGAAGTTTGCGCAGGCGCCGTCCGATACGCAGCGGTCCCTCATCAATCGTGAGATGACCGCCAGCGAGGCGAGGCTGCGCACCCTGCAGGCTAACGTCGCCTCGCTTGAGGCCGATCTTCGCAATGCGGGTGCGGCGACGACGGCCAAGCAGACCGCCAGCGCTGACGCCGAGATCGAACGCCAGAAGAAGGAGTACCTGGACCTTCTCAGCAGCGCCAAGACCGTTGAAGGCACTCGGCGGGAGTTGACCAACCAACGCCGTCGTGTCGTGGAGGGGATGTCGCTTGGCGACCTCTCGCCCTCTGCGCTCGCGCAATCTGAACAGCTTCTACAGACCATCGACGGTCAGTTGAGCCAGCTTGCGACACAGTCGGAGAAGCTCCAACGGGATCTCGATCTGGAGACGCGTATCGCGAAGCTGCCGCAGCACCTGCAGGCGGCCGAGCGCGCGTGGGCACAGATGTACAAGTCGGCGAAGGATGCCGGCGACGACGAGGATGTAGCGCGCCGTAAGGCCGATCAGGCCAAGTCCAACGCTCAGCAACAGCAGGCCACGGCGACGCAGGAACAGATCGCGTTGCTCGGCGCGGAGGCGCGCGCGGCACTCGAAGTCGCCACCGCCTACGGCAAGTCGCGCGCTGAAGGATTGAAGGCCGCCGCGATCGGTGCCGCGCGCTCGGCCGAGGAACAGGGTCAGATCGCTCCTGGTACGGCCGGCGCCGTGGCGCAGGAGACGCTGGAGAAGAACGCCGCTGCCACCGTCGCCGCCGCGGCCGAGAAGAACCGGGCCTATGAGGAGGAGATCGCCGGGCTGGGCCGCGTGGCCACGGCCGAGAAGACATCCTCGGAGGCGGCGCGCGAGGCCGAGCGCGTCAACCGCGTCGCCGCGCTGTCGATTGAGCTGCGGGCGCAGGCGGCCGCCTCGGGCAGCGCCGCGATCGCCGCCGCGGCCGAGCGCGAGATCGAGACTTATGACCGGCTATCCCGCCAGCAGCTCGACCTGGATCGCCGGCGCGTGGCCAACCAGCTCAACGCGCAGTTCGATCCCGACACCGCTTATCGCCAGCAGATGGCCCAGCTGCAGGAGCTGCAGGCGACCGGTGAGGTGAGTTCGCGCGCCGCCGCCGAGGCCAGCAAGCAGTACGAGATGCAGCGGCTGCAGGCGAGCCGCGACGCGACGGACGGCATGATCGCCGGCCTGCGGTCCTATGCCGACGAGGCGACGAACGCCGGTCGCGCCGCCGCCGAGGGCATGGCGACGGGCATGCGGACGCTGGAAGACTTCGCGGTCAAGGCCGTGACGACGATGAAGTTCAGCGTCACGGACTTCGTGAACTCGGCGCTTGCGGACTTCGCGAGGCTGGCGGTGCGGCAGGCGATCACCGGGCCGCTCGCTTCCGCGGCCAGCTCGGCGCTCGGCAGCTTGGGCGGCCTGGTCTCCGGGTTGTTCGGTGGTGGCGGCAACTTCTCGATCGGTGCCGTGGGTGGCGCGTACAACGGTGGCGGCCTGCCGACGTTCGGCGGTCCGCGCGCCGGCGGCGGGCCTGTCGATCCGGGCAGCTACTACCTGGTCGGCGAGCACGGTCCCGAACTCTTCCGGCCGAAGACGGCTGGCATGATCATGAACGGCGCCCAGATGCGAGGCGCTTCTGAAATGCCGGTGGTCGCGCAGCGCCGTGCGCAGGCGGATGGCGAAGACGGCCAGGTGCCGCGGTTCAATCGCGGCGCAGGTGACGGGGCTGTCGGCGGCATCACCTTCAAGCTGATCAACCAGGGCGATCCGCTGCAGGCGAAGAAGGGCAACTCCGGACCGGACGGGCAAGGCGGCTGGCAGGAAGAGATCATCTTCGAGGCGGTCGATCAGTACCTCGCCGACAAGGCCGATGCCGGCAGCGGCAAGTTCCTCGGCGCCCTGCAAGGTGGCTACGGCGTGCAGCCGCAGGGGCGGCGATGACGGTTACCGTTTTCTGGCCCGATCGCATTCCTCTGCCGCTGCGGCAGGGCTATGTGCTCGAACCCAAGCCCAACGTGATCCGCACCGAGGTCGAGGTAGGCCCCGATCGCGCGCGCCGGCGCAGCACGCAGACGCCGACCGAAGTCACGGTCGTGTGGGAGTTCACGCAGTGGGAGCTGATGCTCTTCCAGGGCTTTTTCAAGCACAAGGCAATGGAGGGTGCGGCCTGGTTCGGCATCCCGCTCCTCACCACGCTCGGCATCGCCACCTGCGAGGCTCAGTTCAAGGGCAAGCTCTCGGCGCCGAAGCAACGCGGTGATCTCTGGCTGATCAATGCCACCCTGCTGGTGCGCGAGATCCCGGAGCTTGATGCCCTCGGCTACGAGATCCTGCTCACCGAAGATCCGGCCGTCCTGTTCGGCGCGATCGACGGCCTCGGGACCGCGCTCAGCGGCCTGCCCCCGCTTCCCTACTACTGGAATTGGAGTTGATGATGGCCGGCATCGGCGCGTCCCTTCAGGAGAACGTGAACCAGCTGGTCGGCCTAGTCGCCAAGGCCGCGGCATGGGTGCTCGGTCCGGCAACGGGCACCGGCTCGACCGTCGACCTTGGCGGTGGGCGGCAGGTGAAGACGATCGCGGCACTGGCCGCGGCCGTCGACGATGCGGTGCAATTCGGCGTCGCCGGCCCCGCGCCCTGGCTGACGCCGGTGCCCTGGGCGGCCGGCCTGGTGTGCGTCGCGGCCGCGCCGGCGACGGCCGTCACCTATCTCGGCGAAGCTTACGTCACGATCACGGCGCATACGGCCGGCAGCACTTTCGACGCGGCCAAGTTCCGCAAGATCACGGCGAAGGGGCTGGACAGCGTCACGACGCTGGACCAGCTCAAGGCGACGCCGCTCACCGGTCCATCGGTCGTGTTCGTCTTCTGTGGCACGAACGTCTTTGATGGCCGGGGCGGGTCGTGGGCGCTCGACCCGGCTGACACCACCACGCCGGGCGATGACGCGATCGTCGTCGTGGATCTCCTGGGGCGGCGCTGGAAGCGCGTCGTGCCGGACGGCATCTATCGTCTTTCGTGGTGGGGACCGGACAAGACCGGTACGGTCGACTGCGCCCAGAAGGTTCGCGACTGGTTCACCGCCTTTACGTCGGCTCAGATGAACGGCCACGCCGAAGCCGGCCGCTACCGCTGCGACACCGCCATGTTCTTCGACCTCGGCCGGGTGCAGCAGGGCACGCGAATGACCGGCGCGAGCATGTACGGCACGATCTTCGACGTTCGGAATGTCGTCACGTCGCCGCAATGGCTGTTCTATGCCAACGGCGGCTC